TGTAGTATATGCCCAAGGCTTATATTCCAGCACATCGGTTTCTACCAAAACTCTTGGGTTGCCTTCAACCAAAAATGGCACAATTGTAGAAACTCCACGATCAATCAGATTAAGTACATGATAACGACTATACTTCTCATCGAAATAACCAGAAGCCATCAACTTAATCAAAGATTTTCTATGTGAGAGTGCTGGCTTTGCATATTGCTGCCAGACTTTAACCAACTGTTGCAATCTGGCAACAAAACTCTGTTTCGATGTTTTTGAATTAAGTACTTTCTTGTCCATTAGTACAAAAACCTTCGCTCTGTTCGTGAATCATTCTCTAGTTTTTCTTCAAGTTGTTTTTTCCTATACTCAAAACTATCGATATTCACTGTTGTTTTTTCAATTTTTGGTGCTTTGTGCTGATATTTACTACCCAACACACACAAGCCAACAGCAATTACTCTATCTCCGTGTCGTTTTCTGGCACCAGATTTCAAATCCTGATACTCTTCGGCACCAATGTCACCATTTTCGTAGAAAACATAACTACGAAGTTCTTTCAAAATCTCTTCATCATGGATAACACAGGACGTATAACTGCGTTCCGTTTTCAATCCTTCTGATAAGGCAATACCGAGCTCGGACAAAAGGTCAGATTTACTATTGGGGTTACTGTTCCATCCCCATTTATTCTGGGTTTTGTGTGTTTTTCCGTCTTCAACTCTTTGGGTATATACTCTACGACAACCATCTTTAACTAGCCGACGCCCAAAGTTAATTCCATGCCCACCGTTATTTTCAAAAACGACATAGGCATTGTTAAAAATTGTAGCCATTGCAGCGACTATGTCAGCAAACTCTTCTGGTGGAGTATTGGGACAAACCCATGTCCCAACCAAATCATGGGTGTGGACATCGAGAATAGCGGCTACGCTATTTGAATTTCCAGTACCCAAGGAAGGATCACAACCAATCACATAATTATGATTGATGATCGGCATTCCCTTTTCATTGACTTCTCCCCACCAGCGAAACCTTTGTCGTCCTGATCGTATAACATGAGCATTAACTACATGTCCATCGGCATCACGTTGATAGCCAAAGTCCCCATTAAACCTAGGGTCAGAGATGGTAGAAGTTTCGATCCGTGCCAAAGTGATAGTAGAGAATACCGAATCCTGTGAACCAACAGGAGAAGCCCAAACATTGGATACAAAATCACGAAAGTTGCCTTGTCGGCGTTCCTCTTCTTTATCATGCCACGGAGAACGCACGTCAGCCCCAGGAGGAAGACCTTCACACTTATCAGCAATAAACTTTGGTGACGGTCCAGTATATCCACGGCTGAGCAACTCCTTCTCCAGTTCAGACAGCTTAAATGTCCAATTAAAATCCTGAGTAAATATTTGAGGATAATTTGTGGTATAATATTCTTTGTCCACAATTTCTATCACATTATAGTCAGGAGTTTTGTACAGACCAGCCGCCTTCTCTGGGTTTTCATACCAAAGAAGATTAACTACAGCCGTACTGGGTTTACGCAAAGCTCTGGCGAATGGATGGCTTTCACCATACCAGTGAGTACTTCCATATATAACACAACCAGTAACATCATGAACGCTTCCTTCAATGGATTCAGCCACTCTTGGCTCAACCCTACCAAACTCATCTAGAAAAATAGCAGTCGAACGACGACCAGCTGAAAACGATTCGTTAGTAGTTTCACCACGAATTACACTATTCACTGCTGGAATATTGAGTTGCATGTCCTTGCGATTCAATAGCGGGTTGTACTGAATCGTCTTTTTTAGCCAGCCGGGCATTGTGTCAAATGCATAATCGATCTTTGCAAACAAAGTATAAGGATCACCCTTACTGTCCACCAAATCCTTATTTCTTGAACCAACAATATAGTATGAATCAGGAAGAATTGACAGTAGGGCAATCAACTTTGTTACTATTTCAGTTGCTCCTTCATCCCTAGCTTTGTTGATTCCAACATCATTTTGATGTATAATACTAGAAGTAATAGTATCTACAGCTTTTTCCTGTTTTGGCCGAAGAATAAAAGGACGATTTCTCAAACCAACTGGAAGTCGTGGGTTAAGTGTCCATGCAAAAGCATTGAAATAAATCTTTGGATTCTCAAGCATCATCTTAAGAACAATCTTCTGTAAAGATGAATCTTTATCCAAAACAGGACTTAGAACATTCATCCTAAAATTAAGATTTTCTTCTAGTCCTTTTGGAATTGCCTCAAAGAATCCATCTGGACTATCAAAAATCTTTAGATTCATTGTGGAAATCCTGCACTAGTATTATCTGTGTTGACATAAGGCGTAGAAGGATATGCCGGCTGCGGAGTATAACATGGAATAAGATAATATAAATAACTATGCTCCTCAAGCCATTTCACTCTACGCTCAAGTTCTTCTAGTTTTTGTTTCAACTCTGGTTTAGTCATTTGTTTGAAAACTCCACAATCTTAGCTGTAACAATCTGAGATTCGGATTGGTCTAGAACATTTTCAGCGTATTTTACCAAACGCTCTCTAAGCTCTTCAGCCTTCGCTTCTTTTGCAACAGTAGCAACTTGCAGCAATGCGCTTACATAGCCCAATTCATTTGCTGTCAGCATTTTCTGTCTCCACAAATTTTGCATCAACTACATCTGCTGTAAGTAGTTTAGTTTTATTGGCTTCTTCCAACAATGCACCAGCTAATTTTTCTATCTGTTCAGACGAAAGTTCCTCAGTATTATCGATAATCAATCCACGTTTTGTTAGATCAACTCGATGCTTAAACTGTTCGGGCATCCTATTTGTTGCCATAAAAATAGCCATCTGAGCATTGGCCGGTTGGTGTTTGATAGATTCTTTCTTTTTGACCCATTCCCCGTCCTTGTTATACCCCCACTCTTCTTCGACATAATCGTAACCAATAGCAGAACGAAACATCTGAGCTACAAGAAAGCTGTCGGCCATCCTGGCTCCAGCTTTACAAGCCTCTACCACCTCTGGATGTTTCTTTTTGAGGTTATGCAGCCAATCAACCGTATTGGCTCCCTGATAACCAACTACCATGCCAATGTCAGATTCAGTCAATCCCATTGCTACAAGATTCTGAATCACAGGCAACATTCTAATATCAAATCTAGCCCGTTCTGGAAGAGTAAACTTTCGCTCCTTTCCTTCTGTAAAACTCTTTCTCTTTTTCTCACTCATTTTGATTTCCCAAATCCTCGTTCATCTTTTGGTGGAAAGTCTACCCTACGACTATACTTTACCATACATTCAATACACCAACTATAGAGGCCTTCCCTGTCTTCTCTTTCTAGGAAGTCATAATTGGACTTTATCCTTTTGCATTTTTTACAGTAGGCCATCTATGTTGGTTCCTTACAGTATGGACAGAATCTGGCGTTATAAGCTTCGCTTATATTCTTTTCTCTTATTTCTTGTAGAGCCAGAGGTAAATACACATGGTAAAGGGATAACCCTTTACCAAAGATTTATTCAGAGGTTATACCATAGAAGAATATAAGAGTCTCTATATTATATGCAGAAAAATACCCTAAAAATTAACAAGAATTCTGTGCAACATGTCACTGAGCTTCTCACAAATATCAGATTTATAGGGAGTTATGACAACAAAAAAATTTTTCACAAATACCCATTTTAGTTTTTATCTAACACGATTTTGGACGAAAAAGTTTAATTTCTGTATAACAAGTTCCAATAAAATCGTGGTTTACCGGGCTAAAAAATTTTGGGGAAGGGGCGGATTTTGGCGAACAAAGGGAGGCCTTGTGGCGTATATTAGGTAGGCCGGGACGGGCAGGCCGCCTCCGGCTGCCCAGGACCGGACTAGTTTTGAAGAGGTTTGTATGAAAGCTGGAGACTTGTTTACCAAGCCGGAGAATTTTAAGTTGTTGTTGCTGTATAGTGGATATGACGAGTATTACACTATGCCAGAGATTGCAAAGATTCTAAAAATTCCTTTGGCAGAACTGAGGAAAAAGATCGCATATTGGACAGAAAACTATCCACAAATCATGAATAAAATTACGGAGGATAGAAAATGTATTGGTAGGGCAATTTCTAGGACGGCTGCTAAAGCTCGTAGAGCGGTTCAACTCGACGATTATCTTTTTGGTAACTAGTTATACTGTTCTGGCACTGAGGAATTTATGAGAGATCAAGTTAATAATCTGTTGGATTTGATTGGTCTTAGCCCTAATGAAGTTCAAGTTGTTGAAGATACAAATTATAGTGCTCTGCTTTTCTATCCCAATATGGTTGAAACTGGTAAAGTTTCTGGTGATTATACCGATAGTGAGTTGCTGGATGTAGTTGAAAATCTTGTTGAGAAACACCTAACATCTGTAAAAATGCAATTGTCCATGATTCGCAAGTTCAAGAAGACTTGGTTTGGTGATGATAAGCAGGGTCAGAGGGCAAAGGTGTAATTATGATGGTGCCAGAGCAGAGAACTATTCTTACCACCTTGGAACAGGTAAAAAATTGGTTTGATGGAGCAGGGCACCAGTTTAGCTTTGACTGGGAAACTACTGGCCTTAGTTACATGAAAATGGAACCAGTGGGAATTTCTTTTTGTAATGGTAAGAAGGCCTGCTACATTGATTTATGGGAAAATATAGAAACTCAATCCATTTTAAAATTTTTGGGCGTTATTTTTAATAACGGATTGTTTATTGCACACAATGCTAAGTTTGATATAAAATGCTGTAGGAAATTTTGTGGGCATTATCCAGAACGTATTTTCTGTACTTACATTGCCAGTTATTTGTTGGATGAAAATAGGGAAACCCACGGCTTGAAGGTTTTGGCAGTACAGGATTTGCGTATTCCTATTGGAGAAGTACAGGGCTGGGAGAAAGCCAGTAGTTATGGATACCACAGTAAGGAATGGTATAGATATTGCCATAATGATGCTGTTTGGGCTTGGTATTTACATGATTTGTACGAGACAGAATTGACCGAACAGGACTTGTCTTATCTGTTTTATACTATTGAAATGCCTTTTGTGTTTGTGCAGGCTGATATCGAGATTAATGGAGTAGAAATTGATGTTCAAAAGCTGGATGCATTGAAACTCAGAGCTAGTAACAAGTTGATTGAGCTTGAAGATAGGATGCTTGCTATGGCTCACAAGTATCCTACTATTCAGATTCTATTTGATGGTAGCAGTGAGCGCACTCTTCCTGTCAATTTTAAATCTACTCCACAATTGGTTAATCTTCTTAAGGAAGAATTTGACATAGTTGTTCCAAAAACTAAGAATCCAAAAACAGGTAAGTATACACAAAGTTTGGATAAAAATACACTTGCACAATTGAAAGGAAAACATCCTTTTATTGATCTTCTTATCGATTATAAGAAAATTCGTAAGCTCTATGATGCTTATATCATTCCTACTTATGATATGATTGATATAGATGGTAGAGTACGACCTTCTGTAGGAATTGTTAAAACTGGTAGAACTAATTTCAGAAATCCAAATCTGCAACAACTTCCAAATATTTCTAAGCAATTTCCTGATCTGAATTTTCGCGAAGTTATCAAAGCTGCTCCTGGATATTCACTGGTAGGTGGTGATTTTTCTGGTCAGGAGCTGCGTGTTCTTGGCGAGGTCAGTGGTGATCCTTCTATCATTGATGCTTTTAAGAAAAATCTGGATTTGCATTTTGTTACAGCAAATGGAATCTTCAATCTTGGACTGACAGAAACGGAATTGACCAATGAAACCGAGGAACACGAAGCAGCAGCCAAGAAATACAAACTAGAACGCTATCGCGCAAAAAATGGTGTGAACTTCCCAATTGTATATGGCAGTAGCGAATATGGTATTTCCCATAATATGGGAGTGCCAGTCGAGACTGCTAAAGAATGGATTAGTAAATTCTTTGAATTGTATCCCAGAGTTAAGGAAGCTATGGAGGAAACTAGAGACGAACTACAGTCCAATGGATTTGTCTGTACACTAACCGGCAGAAGACGACGGTTTCCTCAGTATAAGATTCTACCCAATTATTCTCCTGGAAAAGCTCCATCTAAAGCTAGATGCGTGCGTCAGGCTTTCAATTTCAAGATTCAGGGATTTTCAGCAGATCAGATTAAGGCCGCAGCTTGCCTGTGTAGAGTGCATGGTTTGAAGATTGTTATGATCGTCCATGATGAGATTGTGTGTGAGTCCTGTAATCCGCAACAGGATGTGAGGACACTGAAAAATTGTATGGAGAATGCTATTAATCTATCTATTCCATTTATTGCAGATTGTAAGACTGGAAATAATTATGCAGAAATTAAGTGATAATAGTATTGTTATTGTATAGTGCTCTAATTATTTTTGTTTTGTGAGTCCTGTGCTAATTAATTACAAACTTATATCAAACACAATTAAACTAGTGCTGGAGGTTAAATGAAAACTATTATTGCATGTTCTAGGACTATTGTTGATTATAACAAACTTTCCTCTGTATTGGAGAGTCTTTCTAGTGATTTGAAAATAACAGAGGTAGTTTGTGGTACTGAAATGGGAATGGATCAGCTAGGCAAACAATGGGCCGAGAATAATGGCATTCCAGTAAAAGAATTCCCACCAAACTGGGATAAATTTGGAAAAGCGGCCTGCTATATTAGAAATAGGGAAATGGCATTATACGCTGATGCTGCTGTAATTCTCTGGGATGGACAGAGCAGAGGTACGGAACATATGATAAATCTATCAGTGCAAACCAAATTAAAATTATTTGTATTCACAATTTAACTTGTAACTGTGCTAAATTAAGCTCCTATGATGATATGTAAGTCGTTATAGGAGCTTAATTTATTTAAATTTCCCACCACCTAAAGTTTTTA